CCCAGTCGGTTCCGATATACGAAGATGTCGTTAATTGGCTTGCCGATGAATGTAGGATCCGGCGCACTTTCGTAATCCCCTGCGGTTCGCTCGCCCCACTTCGGCAGTTCATAGCCGGAATAGGTCGTCCCATTGGCGGGGCCGAAATAGAACTGGCCGCTGGCCAGGCGCACCAGCACGTGGGGCATGGTGGCCGGGTTGATCTTGTACTCGACCCCCGGAGCCACCGTCTCTTCCCAGCTGCCCTCCCCGAAGGTGCCGCCCCCGGTGCGGACCTGGAAGTTCACGTAGTAGCCATCGAAGCGGTTGCCGGGATCGCCTACCACTTCCACCTGATACCCCTGCGGGGCGATCGTCGGCAGCTGGGTGAAGCTCTGGACGCTGTTGGTGATGGCGGTGATGTCAGCGTTCGCCCTGGCATCGGTGGCCTGCAGGGTGATGGCGCTGGCGCTGGTGAAGTGCAGGACCGATCCCACTCGGGTGATCGTCACCCCGGCCACGCCGGCCAGGGCCACCCGGACCTGTTCGGCAATGTCGGCGGTGCTGATCTGGTAGGTGGTGGTGGTGCCACCGCTGACGATCACCGGCGCCACCTGGGTGGTGACAGTAGCCAGGGTGCCGTTCAGGTTCACCCGGTAGGTCTGGCCATAGTTCGCAGCCTTCACCCACGCCAGTGCCTCGTGGGTGTTGGGCCGGGCGACTGCCGGCGCCAGGGCCGCGTCCATGGCGGGCGCCACCAGCCGGTTGCTGATGAATGTGACGTCAGCGATGGAGGTGGCCCTGATCTGTGCGGTCGCATCGGTGACGCTGGCCAGGTAGCCGTAGCCGCCGGGGGCGTTCACCGTGCGGGGGCTGCCATCCAGGGCGAACACGCTGATGCCGCTGGAGCGGATCACCGCCAGATACCGCTCGTTCCCGTCTCGCAGGATCGTGTGAACGAAAGCGTCGCCAAAGCTGGAGGTGCTCACTCTGGCCAGCGCCACCGTGGGGTCGCGCTTCCGCAGGCCCTCGCCCAGGCTGCTGACGGCGTTGATCTGCTCCTCGGCCTGGGTGGGATCCCGCTGGGCATCCGCCTGCTGGGACACCCCCTGGATCAGGTTGGGGATCAGGTAGGTGGTGAGTTCAGGCACGGAGAATCGAGGTGCGGCGACCGCGGACCACCCCGTGGCCGGGGGTGAAGGTGGGGAACGGGCGCAACCCGTAGCCGGCGGTGAGGATGTTGGGCTGCTGTTGGTCGTTCTCCACTCGCAGCAGTTCTGCCCAGGCCCTGGTCTCCTGCTCGGCACTGCTCTGGCTCACCGCCTGGCTGGTTAGCACCCGCTCGGAAAATACCCGGGCCGCCCGGATCGTCACCCACCGGTTGTAGGCCTCGGGGCACTCGTCCCAGCTGAGGAGGAGGATCACGTCCGCCTCCAGGTAGGCCACGTCCAGCTCGTAGGTGCGCTGCTCCTTGTCGTAGACCCGCAGGCCCCGCAGCTGGAACCGGTGGGCCCACTCGAATCGATCGGTGGTGAAACTCACCACGTTGGCCGGGACCACGATCTCGCCGGTGGACACGTCGCGCATGAACCGGAAGCCCTCCTCCCGGTTCCACGTCCATCCCCTGGTCTGCCCTTCCTTGTGCAGCTCCAGGATCACCCGCTCGGCCATCGCGGCCTCAGCGTTCTGTTCGTCCTCGAGGGTGGCCACCGGCGCCTCGCCGATGGTGCCCAGCAGCACGTTCACCGCCTCCACGAGAGTCGTCCGCCCCGGGGTCAGGCTCTGGTTCAGCAGACCCACGGGACAGGTGCAGGGGTGCAGGCCAATCGTACCGGGGGATGGCAGCCATGAAAAAGGGGGCCCTGTTACAGGCCCCCGATGTCCTCGATGCCTTCCGCTCCCAGAGCTTAGGGGATGGAGATGCTGGTAGAACACTCAGGCCGCAGCGACTTCATGCCGATGGCCATCTTCGCGGTCATCAGGTGGGCCTGATACATCTTGAAGAAATCGCCATTCGGATCGGTCATCTCAAGAGTAGGCCGCTTGAGGATAAGCATACCGGCAGCATCTTTGTGCCAGATGAGTGCCCGGCACTTGGTCAGATCCTGCGCGTACTCAGCGTTTCGGTCGCCGGTGACGTTCACGTAGGCGGCCTGGGTGACGTGGTTGGATTCGATCACCGGGATGCCCTTAATCCGAAGACGGGGGGAGCCATCGGCGATCGAACCGTTCTCACGGCCCGCGAAGTCGGCGTTGATTGCACGAGTCGATTCCAGGAGGAAGTCGTACTCATCCGGGGGGACAGCGCACACCAGATTGTTGGTGGGCACCCGCTTCTTCTTCATCGCCACCTTGGCGTTACCGATCAGGCTGATCAGCTCGTCACCCTTGGCGGCCTTGGTCGCAGCGGCATAGCCGGCGCTCAGGGTCAGGGAGGTGCCGACGCGATCGTTGTTGATCGTCTTGGCCAGGGGGGAGACGCTCCGCTTGGAGGCGGCGAAGATCACCCGGGCGGCACGGCGGTCCATGTCCACCGCCAGGGCTTCCCCTGCCTGGTGGGTGTAGTCCTGCCGCACCGAGAAATAATTCATGGCCTCATCGAGGTCATAAATCTTCTGGGGGCTGACGAGCAGCGCATCCAGGTTGATCTCCTCCTCGGCGAGATCCGATGGCATGTTCGTGTCCATCTCGGCGATGTTCACGCCGGGGGTGTGGTACGCGGCGACGGCCCTACCGCTCACGGGGAACTTGGCCGAACGGCCACCGGTGATGGTGCGGGTCTTCAGCTTGTCCTTGAAAACGCAGTTCTCATCGAACGCGGTCAGCATCTCAGCGATGCCAAGACGGAGGAACGCGGCAAGTGCGTCGCCGGTTCCCCCCAGTTGCCCAGTACGGGCAATGTTGATGGTGGCCATTGGCCCAGGGTTTGCAGTGAGCCACTGCTACCTCTCTGGGCCTGGCCGGGTTATCCCCCTCGGGGGGCCCTCCATCCACTGCAGGGTTGCAGAACAGACTCGTGACGAAATACTACGTCAGAAGTTGCTCCGCGCCACCGCAGCGTCTATTTCTTTCCTGTATTTGGGATCGACGGTGTAGAGCTTCTGGCCGCGCTCGTCGGTCTTGGCCATGGCCGCTGTGAGCTCCTCCATGTCCTCGAACACCATGGCGCCGCCGGTGAGGTTGGCCTTGCCACCGGCGATCAGCTGGGGTTCCCGGGGTGTGGCCGCGCTGTAGCGGGCGTCGAAGCCCCGCAGCAGGGCCAGGGCTGCCCCCTTGTTGCCGCTCTCCAGGATGGAGTTGAAGGCGTCGATCTCGGCGGCATCCACGTTTGCCGTGACCCACTCGTTCACCTTGGCCATGCGCTCAGCGCCGCCGGCCTGCTGCACGATCTCGGCCACCGCCGCCTGATCCAGGGGCTGGCCGGTGGGGGCGGCCGGCGCCGGGCGGAAGGAGTTGATGTAACCCTCCACCACGGACTCGGGGAACCCGGTGGCCTGGGCCAGCTTGGTGATGTCGCCGGGGTTGACCTCCTGCCCGGCCTGCACCTTCGCGCTGATCTCGTAGGGGTTCACCTCGGCCGACTCGAAGGCGGCGGTGAGGCTCTCGCCGTAGTCGATGACCGACTTCTCCCGGCTGAACTCGGGGATCTCCACCGCGGCCGGCGCCTGCTCCTGCTGTTGGGCCCGGTACTGCTGCTCCTGCTGCACCAGCCGGTAGACCTCGGCGGCGCTCTTGCCCCGGTACTTCTCGGGCAGGCCATCGTCTTCGGCTGCGGCGGGCGGCTGCCCTTCGACCTCGCCGGCCTTCAGGAACTGGCCCAGGGGGTCGCTGTCGTTGCCCTCCCCCTGGGGCGCCTCGCCGGCCTGCTCCTTCAGGAACTCCCTGAAGATGTCCTCCTGGCCGGGGGCGACCATGTGCTGGAGCGGGTGATCGGTGGTGGTGGTCATGGTTGGGGAATCGCGTTTTCGTTGAGCTTGTGGTCGCCGCACCAGTCGTTGACGAACACGACCGGGTAGCCGCTCGTGGTCGGGGCATGGCGACGGCAGCGGCCCATGTCCACGGGTGGCAGGGTGATCCGGTCCCCGTCGATGATTGGCTTGCCGCCTGGATACTTGGGGGCGAACCACATGCAGGTCTTGCAGCGCATCCCCTCGGAGCGGTGCGCCCAGGGGTCGGACGGGATGGGGGTGGGGTTCATGGGGTTGGGGTTCATGGGGTTGGGGTGGTGGGTTGTTCGGTGTCAGCCGCAGCGGCCATCTGCTGCATGGCCTGGGCCGCCTGCGCCTGCTTGGCCGGGTCGGCCGCAGGGGCGTTCATGGCGGCGATGGCCGCCTCCCGCTCCTGCTGCTCTCGCGCCATCTCCTCGGCCCGCTGCTGCTCGGCCTGCAGCTCCTCCTCGGTCTTGATCGCATCGAGGTTGGGCAGGTTGCTGGCGGTCGCCATCTGGGTCACCAGTCGGTTCACCTTCAGGAACTGCGGCACCGCCTCGGGGCCCAGCAGCTTCACCAGCAGATCCACGAACTGGGCGATCCGCTCGAGGTCGTTGCCGCGGCCCACGGCGGCCAGACCCACGGACACCACCGGCTTCACCAGCTTCTTGTCCAGCGCCGGCAACTGCCCTTCCCTGGTCAGCAGGGCGATCATCCGCCGCACGTAGGGGTGCTGGAACTCGGTCACGAGGATCGAGTACAGGCTGCCCAGGGCGTTCTCCAGCTGGAGCGCTTGCAGCCGCACCTCGCTCGCCGTGGTGCGCTCCGAATCCCGGAAGTTCTGCAGCATCATGGCCTGGCTCAGCCGGGCGGTGATCCGCTGCTCGGCCTGGGCCGCCACCGCCAGGTCGGCGCTCTTGCCTACCTGGATCGGGAACACGTCATCCGGCATCGCGGAGATGGCCGCACCGTTCGCCGCATCGGTGAACTGCTTGGGTGTCACCTGGCTGTTGGGCTTCACCCCGAAGATGCACCGGGCGCTGATCAGGGCCCCCTCGGCGATGGCCTGGCTCAGCACATCCCCGGTGTGCAGGTCGGCCATGCAGGCGGCCTCCACGAACCCGGGGCTGTAGTCCTGGCCGTCGAGGTGGTACATCCGCAGGGGGATCCAGGGCGACTCATCGATCGGGCTGTGCCCATCGGTGTCGGGGATCTCCTGCCCGTGGAGTTCCTGGTGCCACTCCACCCGGCCCTTCTTCCAGTCCCACTCGATCAGGGTGTAGACCTTGGCCAGCCGGTGCTGGCTGCCCAGGCCCGGCCCATCGTCCGGCGGGCCCACGTGCGCCTCGTGGATCTTCTGGGCCGCATCGGGCAGGCTCTTGACCGCGAGCTGCTCGCAGATCACCGCCAGGCTGGGGCGGCCGGAGGGCTCCCGCTTCAGCACGTACCGGCCCAGCCCGTACATCCGCAGCCCTTCCTTCGGCCGGTACGCCAGCACGTTGCCGATCACCAGCAGCTGCAGCAGTCCCTCGTGCAGCACCGGCCGGTCGTTGCTGTGCTCGATCGCCTTCAGAGTCGATCGCTCGATGACGTTCAGGGCCTTGTCGAACTCGGCCCGCTCCTTGGCCACCTGATCCTTGTCCTCCCGGCCGGCGGTGACCCTGGCCATCTCGATCTCATCGATCGTCAGGCGGAAGAACGGCTCGGTCGGGGGCAGCAGCGCCATCAGGAGCCGGCTGCCCAGGTTGGTGATGCCCTGTTGGCCCACCCCGTTCCACGGCAGCGACAGATCGGGCGTGGCGTTGGGGGTGGGGTCCTCCTCCGGTGCCAGGTAGGGGATCGTCAGCGCCGCCGCCTGCTTCCCCCGGCTGATCCAGTAGCCCCGGTCGATCAGCAGGTCGTCGTAGAGCTTCTCTGCTGTCACCTCACACCCCCAGGTTCAGGCCAGCGCCTGCTTCGGCCTGGGTGGCGCCGGGGGTGATCTTCAGGCTCTCGCGCTTCTTCCGTTTCGGCGCGGTTCCCGTGGTGGTCAGCGCAGCCGTGGGCGCCTCGGAGATGGTCGAGGTGGCGTAGGTGGTGGTCTGCCGGTTGGCGGCCTCCGCATCGGCGGCGGCTTTCTCGGCGGCCAGCTCCTGCTGGCGCTGCAGTGTCATCTGGTTGGTGATGGCCAGCTGCTGCTCCAGCTGTGCAGCCATCGCCTTCTGCTGCTTCTTGGATTCCTTGATGAACTTGTCGGTCTGCTCCCGCTGTTGCTGGGCCAGCTTGCCGTTGTAGCCGTCCTGGCGCTGGGCCGGGCGCCTCGCTCCTCCTCCACACATAGCGTTCCTCAGGTGATGTTAAGTCCGACGCCGGTGGCATCGGGGATGGTGCTGGCGCGGTTGATCCGCAGCAGGGTCTTGCCCTCGGCCTTCCGCTGTCCGGTTCGGCGGTCGGCCACCTTGGGGGCCGCGGCGGATTTCTCCGGTGGCGGTGGGCCCAGCAGGTTGGCCAGCCGATCGGCATTGGCCCGGCTCTCGTTCGCCCGTGCGGTCTTCACCTCGGCCAGGTCTTCAAGCACGTAGCCCTGCTTCTGCAGCGCCGTGTTCAGGCGGGTCTGGGCCAGGTTCAGGGCTCCCTCCCGCTGGGCCTCCATGGCCCGCAACTGCATGGCGAACTCCTCATTGGCCTGCTTGTAGTTCGGGGAGGTGATCGTGGCGCCCCCGCCGCCCCCGCCGCCGCACATCAGCCGTGCCCCTTGTTCAGGAGGATCTCCGCTCTCACCAGCCGCACCACTTCGACGTTGCCAGTGAGGCGATCCATCATTCGATGATCGGTGCCCGGGTCAGGACACCGATCGGGGAAGCGGGCCTCAAGCCAAGCGAGATGTTTGTCGGTCCAGAGCGGAAGCACTGCAGGGATGCAGATGTCCCCCGAAGTCTACGGGGGATCGCTATCCCCTCCCTCCAAGTGCTGGGTGTGGGGGCCGCTCGCCACCTCCCAGCGTCTCCGCAGCACCTTCTGGTGGCCACCGAGGAAGCTGAGCATGGTGCGCCAGGGGATGCGATGCCGGCGGGCCCAGTCCTTGCACTGATCAAGCGGGAGTCGCTCCAGCAGCCGGCGGCTGCGGTCCCGGAGCACGTAGGCCGGCGCCAGGTTGGGGTCCAGCCTGTCGTCTGCGGATCGCTTCACCCAATACACCCAGGCGCCTTGGGCGTTGACGTTGGTGGAGGCGCCCACCAGCCCCTTCCGCATGAGCCGGTAGATGTTGCGGGTGAGCGTGTCCCTGCAGAGCCCCAGGTCTTCCGCCAGGTCGGCCTGGCTGGGCCACCAGCCGGGGCAGCGCTGCTCCAGCTGCACCATGGTCAGCAGCATCTCGGCGCGGATGGTCCCCCGGAGGAAGGAGAGGTAGGTGGGGTCGATCATGCCGGCGGCACCCACAGCAGCGGCACCCCAGCCGCGTGGTCGTACTCACCCGGCCGGAGGATGCGGGCGCACCGGGCCATCTGCAGGGCGAAGGCCTCGGACTTGTCGGCCCTCTTGTAGTAGGCGAGCACGGCCCCCCACATGGCCCTGAGGTTGTCGCACACCTCCAGCGTCTTCTGGGCCTTCACCGGGCCGACGCCAGGACAGCCCGGGTATCCGTCCGCCGTGTCGCCGGTGAGGGTCTGCATCATCCAGTTCCGGTCTGCCATCTCCGGCGTGATCTCCAGCAGTTCCCCGTTCCGCAGCAGCAGCCCCGGCACGGTCTGCATGTCCTTGTCGTCGCTGGCGATCACGTCGCCGAAGTCGGCCAGCAGGGCCAGGGCGTCGTCCCCCTCCACCTCCGGCAGGCTGGCGGACTCCCAGCCCATGCCAGGCCCCGCGTCCCGCACCCAGTCGGCCAGGGCCCGGTAGCCCGCCGGCTTCCGATGCTTCTTCCGGTTGCTCTTGTAGCCCGGGAAGATCCCATAGCGGAAGCTGGCGGTCCCCCCGAAGACCATCACCGGCTGGTGGTCCGGGGCGAACTCCCGGAGTTCGGAGACGATCCCCTGGAATCCCGCCTTTGCATCGCCGTGGCGGCAGAGGTAGGTCCACTCGTCAGGGGCCCATTCGGCTTCGTACTCGGCGGCGGCGGCGGCGCGGAATAGGTAGAGCTCGGCATCGATCAGGAGCTTCATTTAATTGTCCTCCAGAAGAAGCGTTTGCCGATGCAGCTTCCCCAGCCAGAAACACCCTCACGCCAGACGTAGTGGAGGGATCCGCTGTAGGTGGCGTTGTGCATCTCGGTCTTGGCCGTGGAAGCGTTCAGCCACCAAAACGGGCCGATCCGCCCCCCGTCAGAGTTGAAGTCAATGATCACGATTGGTTCTCGGTGGTGGTTTGTTGGTGATACCCAAGGATCAGCAGTGCCTCATCCAGGGCTTCGATGAACCCCGCGATGTGGTCGCCATCGGAGGCGGTGCGGTTGCGCTTCGGATCCCAGAACTCCTGGGCCTTCTCCTCCCGCAGTTCGAGGATCCGCCAGATTTCAGGGGTCATGGCCGCGTCTCCTGCGATAGGCGGCAAGGTCTCGGAAGTGCCGGTCCTTGAACTGCGGATGGGCCTCCAGGAACCCCAGGCTGGGCAGCACTGGGTTCAGGGAATTGCCCCGGATGATGTCGTTGACCGACCAGAGGCCATGCAGCAGGCCCTGCTCGAAGGTCCGGCGCAGCTGCTCCTCGCTGTAGAGCTGCTCAGGCATGGCTGGCCTCCCCTCTCAGGTAGGCCTCCCACTGCTCGTCCGTCATCCCCTCCTCCTCCCGCCGGGGTGGCAGCAGGGGGCGGGCCTCGGCCGGGGTGACCAGCCGGTACTCCTCGCCCGGGTGGGGCTTCAGGGTCTGCGGCTGGCGCGGCAGCAGGGCCAGCTGCTGGGGGCTGGGTTGGAGCCAGGCGGGCAGCGTCGGCTTGAAGCCATAGCTGCGGTTGGCCAGGCCCCCCTCGGTCCCGTAGAGGACCGTCATCAGCTCGGCCCAGGCCGGGAAGCGCAGGAAGTCCTGGCCTGCCGTCCCCTGGATCCACTGCTCACAGGCCCACAGGAACTGCTCCCGGTCCACCTCGGGGAAGGCCCCGCGGAAGCTGGCGTACTTCACCTTGCAGGCCAGCTCCCCCCAGCGATCGGACTCCCGCACCCGCACGTGGGCGAACAGCAGTTCGCAGCCGGCCAGGAAGGCCTCGGGGGTCAGAGGGGTTCGTTCCATCGGTCCAGGGCGGACTGCATACCGGGGCTTTGGGGCCCCATGCGGGAGGCCGCGGCGGCCATGCGGACAGCGGGCGGATCCAGGAACTTGGGATCCAGCGCCTGCCAGCCCCGCTCGATCCCCTGCTGCACCAGCTCGGCAGCCCTGGCGGGATCGACGGAATGGAGCTGCTGCACCCGGCGCAGGCTCCCCTCGAACGCCCGCTGGGTCCACACGGCCCGGTTGCCGTGCTTCGACCACCGGGCAACCTGCCACCAGTGAGCCAGATCCTTGGCCACCTGATCGGGGAGGCCCCAGAAATCAGAGGGCAACACCAGCTTCCGGTAGCTGGTGCTCAGGGCCTTGTTCTGCTGGGCGGGCATCTCGGCGTACCCGTCACCGGTGAAGACCACCGCGGTTTCGATGGTGGTGAAGCTCCGGCTGCAGCCCAGACACACCCGGTAGCGGCGGCTGGTCCCCTCCTTCCGCTCGGTGCGGTTGATCACGGTGCGGTTGTATCCGCAGTGGGGGCAGTTCATGCGGCGCTCCGCAGCTGGGCCACCGGGGGCAGGGTGGGCTCCTGGGGGATGGGCGGGAGGCGGTACCAGCCGCCCTGGTACTCGAAGAACTGCCAGACGCTGCCGTCGTCGCAAAGCGCAGCCACGACTGTCCGCTGCCTGGAGTAAGTATCCATCCCGGCGACTGCGATCTGGATGATCTTGCGCTTCATGGCATGGCCTCCTGTTGTTGCAGGGCCGCAAGCCGGGCCCACTGTTCGATGGTCAGCACGGCCCGCCATCCCCCGCCCCGGAACCTGATGAAGGTGCTGGCGAAGTTGGCCCGTGCGTTCTCGCGTTGCATGTCGGCCTCGATCGGTTTGATGCGGGCCGCGGCAGCGGTGTCGGCCCAGTTGGCCACCTGGATGGTGTGATCCCGGAGGCCGAAGATGTCGCCGGTGTCCTGCTTGCGGCCGGCGCCCAGGGCCCGCTCACAGAACACCTCGATGCCGTGCACCAGCAGGGCCTGGTTCAGCAGGGCCGCCAGCTCGCGCTCCGCGGCGTCCCCTTTGCGCTTCTGGGGGTTGGCCATCAGAACGGCACTTCCTCCTCGCTGACCGGGCCCCCAAGGAACGCAGGGGGTTTCGCCGGTGCGCCCCCAGCCCGCTGCGCCATCCGCTCAGCCATGGACAGCGGCCTGGCGGGCGCCTCGTCCTGGAAGGGGGTCTCGGTGGCGGCCGGAGCGGTGTAGCCCTCCTCCTCGGCGAACACGTCTTCAGCCGTGGCCTTGGCGTAAGGCACGTAGTCGATCACCTGGACCATGTTCAGCCAGAGCGACATCCCCTTGGCACCCCGCACGGTGGGGGAGTCCCAGCCGTAGGGATCGAAGGCGATCTTTCCCTTGGTGCCGTTGCCGATCAGCTGGTCATCGGGCCAGGGCTGCCTCTTGGCGTCAACGATCACCGGGGGAGGCAGGGTCTTGCCTTTCTGGGTGGTCTCGTTGCGCTTGAAGCGGAAGATCACCCGGCCGGTGGCCTGCCCGTTGGCGTCCAGCTCGTCCTTGAAGGGCCAGCCGTTCTTGTCCACCTTGCTGCCGGCCCCGTTCAGGGTCTGGAACTCGGTCTCGAGGAAGGTGACGAACTGCAGGGCGGCCGGGTCGTTCATGTCGAGGACCCCGTCGATGCTCCAGGCCCGGGGCTTCCCGGCCTCCATCGAATCCTCAGGCTCGAACACCTTGGCCCATTGGAACTCCATGAGAGGAGTCACGATCAGGGGCTTTGCCATGTGGTCTGCATCAGTGCAGTGGTCCCCCGCACCCTACACCCACTCCTAAGACTCCGCCAGTCCTAGGAGAACAAGGCGGGGTTGGAGCCGATCAGGCCAGGGCTCAGATCCCCCTTCACCGGCGGCTTGGGCAGCCCCTGAATCCCCGTGCGGCGGCCGATCTCCCGGGTGATCTCCCCCAGCCACGGGGTCTTGTGCATCTCCCGCATCTCCTTCAGCAGCTGCTGATGCAGCCAGCCCGCACGGCTCGGCAGGGTGGCGAAGCAGTCGTGATTCGTCAGGATCGGCGCCCGTTGCGCTGCAGCACTGCAGACGATGGCGTGGCACAGGGCCGCGTCGAAGGAATGGATCAGGTTCGCCGGCAGCGGGATCTTGGTCTGCCGCAGGCTCAGCTCCCCATCGGGTGCCACCTCTTGGATGTCCATCTGCATGGACTGCAGTCCGAACAGTTCGGTGCGGAACCGGTGCATGGTGGGGGTGGGTCGGCCCTGGCGCATCGGGAATCCCATGGGCCCGGTCCACTCCAGCGGCTGCTGCCGGGTGATCACCGGCTTGGCCAGGTTGCGGGTCCACTCGAGGAACGCCATGGCCGTGGCCAGACGCTGCTGCAGCACCCGGTTGACGATCTTCGAAAGCCACACCGATGCGTTCGCCACCTGGGTTTCGTACTCATGCAGCGGCAGCCATCCGGTCTTCTCCTCCCGGGCCAGGCAGAACCCATCCACCAGCCCGGCGAATCGTCCGCCGTAGGGCAGGGCCAGCACCGGCGCCTTCAGCAGCTTCCGATCGATCCCATGCGCCAGCCACAGGCAGGCCATCTCGTGCTCCCATCGCACCGGGCCGTGCTGCCGGCGGCGCACCTCCTCGCGCACCTCCTGGGCGATCGTCTCGTAGAGGTCGCGGCCGGTGTCCCCCCACAGGTTCGTCTCCCGCCCCAGCCACCGATCCCGCAGCAGGGCAGCGATGATCCCGCACCCGCTGGTGGTCTGGTCCATCCGCACCGGGCACCCGATCGGCACGTTCGGATCGTCCAGCCAGCTGGCCACGGCCCGGCACGCCTGCAGGAACTGCCACGGTTCCTTCGCGTCCTTCCACAGATCCAACCGATCCAGTGGGGCGTCGGCCACGGCCACGGCCATCTGCAGATGCCGCTTGCTCCACGCCACCCGATCGGCCCACGGCTCCCGGCCCATGCCCCAGTGGCCGGCCATGCCCCACAGCAACCACTCGAATCCATCCACATCCAGCTGCTCCCCTCCCCGGAAGGCGATCGCCGCCTTCTCGTAGTCCTGCCCCTGGTGGCTGGCGATCCGGTTGGCGGTGTAGACCCTGCCCCTGTCATCCAGGTCGTGGGCGAACCAGCAGGGGGTGGGCGAGTCCTCCAGGGCTGCCAGCCCCCGCTCAATCCGCATTCGCCGGCCGGCGTTCTTCCTCAGATCGTCATGGTGCTGCGCCACCTCCCGCCGGTGGCGAATGAAGGCCTCTTCTTGGGCCTCAGGGCTGGGCAGGGTGGGCAGCGGCAGCGGCCGGCTCGAGACCTTGAACAGGCCGAGACCCCCGGCGTTCCATGCCTCCCGTGCCACGGCCACCAGCCCCTGGTCCACCTCCAGCTGCTGACCCTGCAGGTAGTTGACCACCGGCAGCGCCAGGCCCAGCAACGGCTCGCCTCCGGCACCCTTCAGGTGGTCGATCTGCCCATCCCTGCTCCGCACCAGCTGGGCGCGGCCGCTCAGACTCCCGCCCCCACTCAGCCCCTCCCATGGCCGCGGCGGGCAGGCCATCGCCCCCCGTGCGGTGCTCCAGCGGCCGGGCGCCACCTCCCGCACCAGCTCCATGGCGGCCTCGGTGGGGCGCACCATGCGGACGTTCCGGCCGCCCACCTTCTCCACCTGGATGGTGATCAGCTCGGTCCTCTCCTCCACCAGATGCAGCATCAGGGCGCCGATCTCGTGCCGCTGCAGGGTGGTCCACGGCTCGGCGCTCCCCCGCCCACACAGCTGCTCTTGGATCTTCCGCCGGGTGAGGTGCGACCGCTTCTCGTGGTGCCGCTTCAGCTGACGGAACAGGGTGGGCTTGGCCGCGGCCATCTTCTGGCCCCTCAGCTCCTGCTCCAGGGCCATGCCGATTACCCCTGCGAGGGTGCAGTGCTTGTCTCCCCCGGTCAGCCGGTCAACGATCACCCGCAGGGCGATCAGCGCCGCGTGCTGTGGCCGGCGGAACAGGGGCAGCAGGTTCAGCCCGGCCCGGCCGACCCCTGCTGTGGGGGCCACCAGCTGGACCGCTGCCAGGTCATTCAGCCCCATGGCC